TATTATTGATTTTATGCGTATTTTGAGAGCAATGCCTTCTTTCGATGTTATTGAATTTGGTATTGACGATATTGTTCGTTCTGGTCTTGTCAAAGAATATCTCGTCGCAAAAATGGATGCAGGTTTTTAATGTTTAATCATGTTGATATTAGTCTCCCTCAACTTGAGAGGGAGACAATTGATGGAGTAAGGTATTACTCAGTTCCTGATGAAGAAGAACTCCTCCGACTGGTCTCCATCACTTCGGTGACCAGTCATTTTAATAAGGAGATTTTTGTCAACTGGCGCAAGAAAGTTGGTAATGAAGAAGCAGATCGGATTACTAAAGCGGCAACAAGTCGTGGCACCGATATGCACACTCTGACTGAGCACTTTCTAAAGAATGAGGAACTTCCCACGGTTCAACCGATCTCTGATTTTCTCTTTAAGATCTCAAAGCAAACTCTAAAAAATATAAATAATATTTACGCTTTGGAAGGTTCCCTATATAGTAAGGAACTTGGTATTGCTGGGACAGTTGACTGCATCGCTGAATATAACGGTGAGTTAGCAATAATAGATTTTAAAACATCTAAAAAACCAAAACCACGAGAGTGGATCGAGCACTATTTCGTACAGTGCATGGCATATGGTTGTATGCTGTATGAACTGACTGGAATCTCGATCAAAAAACTTGTAATTATCATGGCATGTGAAAATGGAGAATGCGTCGTCTATGAAGAATATGACAAATCAAAGTACATCAAACTCCTCAGCAAATATATTAGAAAATTTGTTAGAGATAAACTGGAACTCTATGGAAAAGAATAAAGAACTAGAAAAAGTCATAGAAAGTAAGTTCTTAACTCCTTCAAAGTTTGCTCTTGAAATCGAGAAGATTGTTTCTGAAGAAAAGTTCAATTACATTGATGCTATTTGCCACTATTGCGAAATCAATGAACTTGAAGTAGAATCAGTCACAAAACTCATTTCAAAACCTTTGAAAGAGAAACTGAAGTGGGACGCAACACGTCTCAACTTTATGAAACGAACTTCTAGAGCAAAACTACCACTATGATCTCTCGTGATGATCTAATGCACCATCGCCTTCAAGCGTGGTTGCGTGAAAATAAAAGCGATGAACTGGAGTATTTGGGTTTTTATCCAGATACTCTAGGTGAAGATAAACATTGGTACAAAATCGGTGATCATGAGGTCACTGTAGATTGTATTGAAGACATTGAATTTACTGGTTATGTAGATGCTGAAAGTGACTCCCTTTGAAACCTATCAACATTATCTTTCGCTAAAGAATCATTTCACAAACCCCAAATACGACTTCTTTAAGTATGGTGCGAGAACTCGTGCCAGTATATCTTCCTTCAACAAGAGGAAAGATAAGTACTGGTTTGAGAAAACTTCTCGTAAATATTCCGACAAAGAAATCGTAGATTTTCTTGTATCTAATTTTGCAGACTCTGACAACCCACAAAACCTATGGATTGGAGAAATTATCAATTCTGGCGAAAGGACTTACGCCGAGTGGATGAGACGCCAACAGAGTTTGACGTACTTATTCAAAGAACAAAGCAACGAATTGTTCTCGGAGAACGAATTAGAGAATCTCTTCAATTGTTCCAAAGGACATCCGAAGATTCTCAAAGAGTTTCTAAGCGGGAGACTCTCGCTAGAAACATTCGTAATCTACGACAAAATCTTCCAATTTTCAAAAAACTTCGATAAAAAACTCACGGACCCAGTGTGGGAAACCGTCAGTTTGAAGTTGAAAAAATATGGACCGTTCATAAATATTGATGTATTCAACTACAAAAAAATATTACGGTCAATAATCGATGAGTGAGTTTTTTAAGTCAGATATAATTCAAGAAGAACTAAGTGAGATCAACGAGATCCAAGAAAAGATTTATGGAAGTCTTCTTTCCTTTGGGATGATGGACCGTAAAACAAAGTTGGAACATGTTGAAATGTTGCAGACCTTGCTGGAAAAGCAACGTGTGATGTATACTAGATTATCTCTTTCGGACGACCCAGAAGCGGTTGAGATGAAAGAGAATCTACGCAAGTCGGTTGCCATGATGGGATTCCCACCAGAGACCGATATGCAAGTTTTATTCGACAGTATGAATGCGACAATCAAATCTCTCAAGCAATACATTGACGATTGAGAGCATCCTTGCTATACTATCCGAGTAAATCCCCCGAATCCAAACTAATCCGAGGTAATCCAAATGTCTTTCGCAGACCTTAAAAAGCAATCTAAGCTTGGCTCCCTGACCGCGAAACTGGTCAAGGAAGTCGAAAAGATGAATAACAATGGCGGTTCCAGCGGCGATGATCGCTTGTGGAAACTGGAATGTGATAAGAGCGGCAACGGTTATGCCGTGATCCGTTTCCTCCCCGCTCCTAATGGTGAGGACCTTCCTTTCGTGAAACTCTACAGTCACGCCTTCCAAGGTCCTGGTGGTTGGTATATTGAGAACTCCCTGACTACTCTTGGTCAGAAGGATCCTGTTTCCGAACTCAATACTAGTTTGTGGAACAATGGTACTGATGCTGGTAAAGAACTGGCACGTAAGCAGAAGCGTAAACTGACCTACGTTGCTAACATCTACGTGGTCAAGGATCCTGCTAATCCTGCTAACGAAGGTAAAGTCTTCCTGTATAAGTTCGGTAAGAAAATCTTCGACAAACTCACTGCTGCAATGCAACCTGAGTTTGAAGATGAGGAAGCGATCGATCCGTTTGACTTCTGGCAAGGTGCTAACTTCAAACTGAAGGCTAAGAACGTTGCTGGTTATCGTAACTATGATTCTTCCGAGTTTGCCCGTCCCGATGCACTTCTGGACGATGATGACGCCATGGAAGCAATCTGGAAGAAGCAGTATTCTCTTTCTGAACTCGTTGCTGCTGATCAGTTCAAGTCCTATGATGACCTGAAGAAGCGCCTTGACTATGTGCTGGGTAATAAGGGCACTCCTCGTTACCAAGATCCCGATGAGGGTGAAGAGGAAGAGTACACCCGTGGTTCTTCTCGTGAACTCACTGAAGATCTCCGTGATGAACTGTCCTCTCTGAAACCCACTCGCACCGTTGCCTCTACTGATGAAGATGAGGACGATGATGCAATGTCTTACTTCGCCCGCCTTGCCGACGAGTGAAGTCTAATTACACAATAGACCGTGTAAGTAAATCCGAAGCCGCAGAGTTACTTCTGCGGTTTCATTATCTTAAGGACTTTTCGAAGTCCTTTAAGTCTGGATACAACTACGGTCTGTATGAGAGTAATGATTTCAGTCCACTGAATATCGGTGGTATCAAGGGAGTCTGTATTTTTACTGGACTCCCTGTTCCAGAAATAGCACAAGGAGCATTTGGTTTAGCGAGAAATGAACAAGAAGGTCTCTTTGAACTTTCACGACTTTGTATCCACCCTACAACTCAGCAAACAGAATATAACATTACTTCCTGGTTCGTATCCAGATGTATCAAACAGTTACGCAGAGACACTAAAGTTAGGGCAATCATTTCTTACGCTGATAGTGACTTTCATGGTGGTACAATCTATCGCGCTTGTAACTTTAAATATTGTGGGCTTTCAGACGCTAAAAAAGATTTCTATTATGCCGATGGTACCAAGCATTCACGAGGTAAAGTAAAAGGTGCCGAGGGAGAATGGAAAGAACGCTCCCGCAAGCACCGATACGTTATGATGTTTGATAAGAAACTAGAACTCTTATGGAAGAGTGACGTTTAAGTTTTCAGTTCTGACCAACTTACTATCTTTGTACTGAGAAGACTTATCATAAACCATAATATTTCTAAAATCATTCAAGTATTGTTGCAAATAGTCTCTCCTTAGAACATATATTGTTCTTTTCTTATTGTTCTTGATAACTTCATAATCATAGTTACTAACTCCAGCAACTGGATTTAGAGTTGCTGTTGGATCAGATGGATTTGGAATTGTAAATGTATTATCAACTACTTTTCCTGCTGGTAAAACAATTCTATTTCTAGAATCTTTAACCTCTGTTGTCTCATAATGGTGGATATCGTTTAGATATTCACCATATTTTTCTTCAGAGTATCTGTAAATTTGATAGTCTGATAATGGCCATTGATCTCTAACATTTGTGATTCCAGCAGTTATAAGAACAACCCAATCTAAACTTTGTTTACCATATAATTCTTCAGCAACAACCTCTGGTCTCTTTCCATCTTCTATTACGTATTTGTTAAACAGAGTGAAAACATTTTGAAGGTCATCACGAAGTTTTATTCTACGAAATAAATTCTTCACACGAACATATTCGTCCGATGAAGTCTTATGTTCTAATGGTGATTGATATTCTAAGTCTGGAAGTTCTCTGAAATAATTCATTTTAGAATCCTACTCCTTCTTTTCCTTCTTTATCATAATCTTCAGCATAAACTGGATTCAGTTCTTGGAAAGAAAGTGCTAATTTCATATGTACTGGTGTTGCATCACTATATGTTGCATAAGTTCCAGATCCAGTATAGTTTACAGACATATTAACCAAAGCCATTGGTTTAAATGTATTCAAGAATTGGTGTTTATTGGGTCCAGTTTTGTATGTTAACTGAAAAACTCTTGGTGATTTGATGAATATTCCTTTTTCATCTCCAGACGTTGTTGTGCTAGGAGCCATGTTTACTTTTAATTGTCTAATTATTTGTTTAATCGTATCTGCTTCATCTTTACTTCTTGGTGCGAGATCAAACTCAAAATTAAATGATCTTAATTTAACACCATTAAATAGGAGTTCTGTATTTGGATTTAAAATTTGACCACTAGATCTCGCTAAAATTCCTTCAAGTGATGTATTAGCACCAAGAAGATTTACTGCCTTTGATGAAAAAAATGCTGATGATAAGTTTTGTGCTTGACCACTTACCGCAATATCTCCCAGTGCTTTTCCAGTACTAATAACGGTATCAAGCATCCCCTGAAGACTTCCAGACTCAATAAATTCTTGACCCTTACCAATTCCAAAAGCAGCAAGGCTATTTAATCTATCTTCCCCCCATCCAACAGCATTTGTATCTTGGATGTTTTGTGGTATTGGTAAGTAAATAAATCCTGCTATGTTGGAATTTTTTAAACTTTGAGATGATGTTGGTTGTCTTGCTATGGAGTCTCTATTAAAATTTGGAGCAATATACTCTTTCACTTGTATTTCAAGATAGTCTGTACTTTTTTCTATTTGCTTAAGTGGATATCTTAAGTTAAATTTTCCAGATTTATTATTTTGAGATGGTTTGTTGGAGGTTCCGTTGGTATTTGCAGCAGTGTTTGATCCTGCAGTCTCACTAGGGTTTGATCCAGCAGGATCTTTACCTCCAACACTTCTTATCCTATTTTGTATCTGAGAAGATCTTTCTCTTGGAGATAAAACCATCTAATTATCTCTTATTGAAACCTACATTATTAAGTATTTAGCGCATTCTTTTTGATTTGAAGGGTAATGCTTGTAAGTCTTTAAGTTCTTCTCTATTCACTTCATACAATTGACCAGCAACTTCATCCCAAGTATAATTTCTTCTTTCTCTCCAATGGAAATTTACTCCACGGAATCCCCAAGTAAAGACATCAGTAACTACTACTAGTGGATTTTGATCGTACTCTAAGTTTGGTGTTTTAGCATTATAAACAAAGACGTAAGCTTTTCCAACCTGAGGAACTTTACCACTTTCTTGGAGATTATCAATTATCTCAAGCATCAAATCATCTGGATCTTCAATTCCTATTAGGTCATCGAGGACAGGTCTTATTCTATTATTCTTAGCATCATTTGGTTGGTTTCTCTCTTTAAGAGTTTTTCTTGG